ACCGACTGCAGCGAAAAAGAAACAGACTAGAACGGTTAAACTTGCGGCGGGTGGTGCGCCAAAGAGCAAAAGCAGAGTTAATGAAGCTGGCAACTATACTAAGCCCGGAATGAGGAAGCAACAGTTTAACCGCATTAAGGCTGGTGGCAAAGGCGGCGCACCCGGACAGTGGTCGGCAAGAAAAGCCCAGATGCTTGCCAAGGCTTACAAGTCAGCAGGTGGTGGCTACAAATAATATGGAACATGTATTCCTACTATTAGTATTTGTAGGCATTGGAGAAGAAAAGAAACTAGAGAGCAAAGACTTATTCTTTAGGGATTTGCAAGAATGTGTCTGGTACGCTCAGACATTACATAAACAAGGGAATTTAGTTACAGCATACTGCCTTCCTAAATACGTTAACCCCGGCAACGTAAGGATATATTAATGGACCCGATTAGTGCAATGGCAACAGCATCAGCAGCGTTTGGTGCTATTAAGAAAGGCTTTCAAGTAGGTCGTGATATTGAATCAATGGCTTCTGACTTGTCACGCTGGATGGGTGCAATGTCCGACTTGGACATGCTTGAGAAGGAAGCCAAGAACCCGCCTATCTTTAAGAAGCTGTTTGCTGGCAAGTCTGTAGAACAAGAAGCTATAGAAACATTTGCTGCCAAACAAAAGGCTGAAACACAACGCTACGAACTAAAGCAGTGGATTGGCATGACTATGGGTAGGTCTAAATGGGATGAGTTGGTTAAGATGGAAGGGTCCATCCGTAAGCAACGCCAAGAGACACTATATAAACAAAGGCAACGTAGACGTAAGTTTGTTGAAATTGTGGCATGGATATTAATGATACTGCTTGCTTCAGGCTTACTGTATGGATTCATATCATTTCTCAAAGGTCTTGCAGCTAATGCGACTCCAGAGTATGTAGTATGCAGATTGCAGGGATGTCAGACTATAGACGGGGAGAGGCTGTGTATATATCATGGTGCTAACAACACAGTAGATAGTGTTTGGATAAATCTACATGAATACTTTCCAAAAGAAATACAATGTAAGTATGACCCAAAGAATGAAAAGCCGCCCAGTCTACGTGAGACATTTAAAGCTATAGAGAAGTCGAGGAAGTAATGAAAAAGCCACAGCAGAGCCTAGCAAACTGGACTAAACAGGATTGGCGAACTAAAAGTGGCAAACCGTCTGCAAAGACAGGTGAGCGTTATTTACCAGCAAAAGCAATAAAGTCCTTGACAAGTGCAGAGTATGCTGCTACAACTAGGGCTAAGAGAAAAGGCAAAGCAGCAGGTAAACAATTTGTTAAACAGCCAAAAACTATTGCTAAGAAGACTGCACGGTTTCGGAGAGGCTAATGTTAAACTTACTCATAGGACCAATCTCTCAACTCGCGGGTACGTGGCTTGAAGGAAAGGTTGAAACTAAGAAAGCAGAGACTGCATCTAAAGTCGCAACGGCGAAGGCTGAAGCGGTTATTATGGAGAAAAAGGCGACCGGGGAAATAGACTGGGATTTGGAGATGGCTAAAGGTAGCCAGTCTTCATGGAAAGACGAATGGCTTACTATTTTGTTTTCAATCCCACTTATCCTAGCCTTCATTCCGGGCATGGAAGAAGTAGTAGCAAATGGATTTGCACAACTCAATGCGATGCCTGAATGGTATCAATATAGCCTTGGTGTTATTGTTGCTGCCAGCTTTGGTGTACGCAGTGCTACAAAATTCTTTGGTAAAAGGTAGTCCTAGTGGCGAAGTGGAGTTTGCACGAGAGAACTACAGAAGAGCAAGCGAGGATAAATCGTGGCAGAAGTAACAATGGAAAGATTTCTACGGTGGAAGATACTTCCCCGTCTGATGATGATTGGGATGTCGCTATCGGCTTGGCGGGTAGTGGAGTGGTTTATGTCACTACCGGAACCAACAAGTCAACAAGCAGCACTAGTAAGTGTAGTCACGGGGGCCATGACAGGTGCATTTGCGGTTTGGATGGGGCATGAAAAATGAAATATCGTAGAGAAGACTTTATTGAAAAACTAATTAAACACGAAGGTCTACGCCTTGAAGTTTACAAAGATTCACTAGGAATTGATACCATTGGTATTGGACGTAACCTAGAAGACCGTGGCATTACGCCAGCAGAACTGGAGTGGATGGATATCCCTAATATGGCAGTTGTTCATACTATGGGTATCTCCGAAGCTGATGCCATGTATCTAGCAGGGAATGACGTGCAGATAGTCGAAGAGGAACTTGTGAGAGCGCACCCTTGCGTTGACAAGCTAGACGCTGTACGTCAACTTGTAGTCATGGACATGGCATTTAATATGGGTGTACCAAGACTTTGTAAATTTAAAAAAATGTGGGCGGCTATTGAAAACGAAGACTACCAAACTGCAGCAAAAGAAATGCTTGACAGCAGGTGGGCAGTTCAGGTAAAATCGCGTAGTACAAAGTTAGCCCATGCTATGCATCATGGAGAGTTTAGTGGCTAGACANCTAACAGCAAAACAACAAGTNTTTTTGAATGCGCTTTTNGATGAAGCAGGAGGTAGTGTAATCTTAGCTAAGAAGATTGCAGGTTACNCTGANNCAAGTTCTACATCTGAAATTGTNAAAGGATTGAAAGAAGAAATCCTAGAAGCCACACAGCTATACATGGCACGTAATGCNCCACAGGCTGCAGTTGCTATGGCAGAGGTGCTTTGATGGACCCGACAGAGTTGGGCATTCGTGATAAGATGGTTGCCGCAAAAGAACTGCTTGACCGCACAGGTCTAGTNAAGACAGAGAAGATGCAGGTAGAAGCAAGCGGCGGTGTTATGCTTATGCCACCCAAAGCTGTTGTGGAAGACGATGAGTAGAAGCATAGGTAAGTGGAAGCTACCACAGCCAACCGATATTAAAGAAGAAAATGAATGGGTGCAAATACCTCGCATTGCTAGGACTGTACCTTTCGGTTATAAAAGAAATGATGAAGACCCCGACATTCTTGACCCAATACCAACAGAACTTGACCTACTAGAAAAGGCTAGGTCACACGTAAATCAGTATAGTTATCGTGAAGTAGCCAACTGGCTTAGTACACAGACAGGGCGATATATATCTCACGTAGGTCTAAGGAAACGGCTAAGTAATGAGCGGAAACGTAAGAACCAAGCTGCAAGCCTCCGCAAGTGGGCAGAATATGCGGAAACGGCAATCGCCAAAGCGAAAGCCATCCAAGAAGAAAGAACAGGCGCAAAAGCCAACAGTTGAAATAAAGTCTGTAGAGTACGAGACACAGGCAATTGAAGAGACAGCTAACGTACTGTTTAAGCCTAACCCCGGACCACAGACTGACTTTCTAGCTGCAGCAGAACGAGAAGTACTATATGGTGGAAGTGCTGGTGGAGGTAAATCCTACGCCATGCTGTCAGACCCACTACGTTACATGGGGCATCCCGCATTTAGTGGATTGCTCTTGCGACACACCACAGAAGAACTAAGAGAACTGGTATTCAAGTCGCAGGAGTTGTACCCAAAAATCTGGCCGGGTATTAAATGGTCAGAAAGAAAAATGCAGTGGACTGCACCATCTGGCGCAAGGTTGTGGATGTCGTACCTCGACAGAGATGATGATGTCTTGCGTTATCAGGGTCTAGCATTTAGCTGGATAGGGTTTGACGAATTGACCCAGTGGGCCACACCATATGCATGGAATTACATGCGGTCACGTCTACGGTCCACTGCACCCGACTTGCCTATCTTTATGAGAGCCACAACTAACCCCGGAGGAAGAGGTCATCACTGGGTAAAGAAAATGTTCATTGACCCATCACCATACAATAGAGCATTCGATGCAACAGACAGTGAAACCGGAGAAGTACTACGATACCCAGCAGGACATGCAAAGGCTGGAAAGTCACTATTTAAAAGGCGGTTTATCCCAGCAAGACTATCAGACAATCCTTATCTGGCAGAGTCGGGTGACTATGAAGCAATGCTACTCTCTATGCCAGAGCAGCAAAGACGACAGCTTCTTGAAGGCGATTGGGATATCAAAGAAGGCGCGGCCTTTACTGAGTTTGACCGCAACATTCATGTTGTTGAGCCTTTCGATGTACCTCATAATTGGGTTAAGTTTAGGGCTTGCGATTATGGTTACGGCAGTAAGTCTGGCGTTGTTTGGTTTGCTGTCGCACCTAATGAGCAGCTTGTGGTATATAGAGAACTATACGTCTCTAAAGTCCTTGCCGCAGATTTGGCAGATATGATACTTGAATTAGAGGCGGGTGATGGAACTATTAAATATGGTGTGCTGGATAGCAGTCTTTGGCATAAGCGTGGGGATACTGGACCATCTCTTGCGGAAACTATGATAGCACGAGGATGCCGTTGGCGTCCATCAGATAGAAGCCGTGGCAGTCGTGTGGCAGGTAAGAACGAGATACACAGACGCTTACAGGTAGATGAGTTTACAGAGGAGCCTAGACTTGTATTCTTTAATAGCTGCACAAATGTCATATCACAGTTACCAGCCATCCCGCTTGATAAAAAGAATCCAGAAGACATTGATACAAATAGTGAAGACCACTTGTATGATGCGTTAAGGTATGGTATAATGTCCAGACCAAGGTTTAGTATATTTGACTACGACCCAATGGGAAGACCTAGCACTGGTATGCATGTAGCAGACAGCACATTCGGATATTAAGGAAAACATCATGGATGAAGATGATATTATGATTGAAGACGATGCAATTGCATTGGAGGACACGGATGATTCTGTTGTTGAGGATGCGGAAATTGTTTCAATTATTCCATTTATTAACGAGAAGTATCAGCGTTCAGAAGACTATCGTGAACAAGATGAAGACCGTTGGTTACGTGCTTATCGTAACTATCGTGGTTTGTATGGGCCAGACGTACAGTTTACTGAGGCAGAAAAATCTCGTGTATTTATCAAAGTAACAAAGACAAAGACGCTGGCAGCTTACGGACAGATTGTAGATGTCTTGTTTGCAAACCAGCGTTTTCCTTTATCTGTAGACCCAACTGAACTGCCAGAAGGTGTAGTTGAGGATGTTAGCTTTGACCCACAAGAACCAGAGCAACTGCGTGGAGAAACTGCGTTGTCTACTAGCCCATATGGTTTTGCTGGTGACGGCAATGATTTACCACCCGGTGCAACAGCGCAATCTCTGCAAGAAAAGCTGGGTGTAGTACAAAATAAACTAGAGCCTGTTCAAGATAAACTGAAAGAAGGTCCGGGTAAGACACCTACAGCAATTACGTTTAGCCCTGCTATGATTGCTGCAAAGAAAATGCAAAAGAAAATCCATGACCAACTTGAAGAGTCTGGTGCCAGCAAACACATGCGTAACTCTGCATTTGAGATGGCATTGTTTGGCACAGGAGTTATGAAGGGTCCGTTTGCTATTGATAAAGAATATCCGAACTGGGATGAGGATGGTAACTATGACCCACGATTTAAAACCGTGCCGCAAGTACAGCATG